CGTGCCTATTGTATCCTAGAGATTTTCTACGGGTTCCTAAAAAAGATATAAAAAACTTCTCCGCTCTGTTCATGGCCTCGAAACTAGGGCATTCACACAAAGCCTCGATGGTAAAAGCTTCCTTTCCGTAGCGATAAATGTCGTCCTCAAGCTCCTTGTTTGGCCGGTAGTAACAGTGCATTCTCCATCTTTCGTACAGAGGCATGATGGTTTGACCCACGTACCTCTTGCCGTTTTCTTTGCAGGTTATTAAGTATATGGTTTTCATAACTCTCTTGTCTCAGTTAGGATGCCTCAAGCTCCGCTTTCGGCGTCAGTAAAGGAGAGCATCGTCGGCCTCCCGGCCTCCTCAAGCTCTTAACTATTTGCTATTATACTATCTTAACTGCGGGGGGTTCGGGGGGTGTTCTGCAACCCCCCGTCACTTCTCCAGCTAAGAAAGAACAAAAATAGTTGAGAGAGGCAGAGCCGAACTCGAATAGAGCCGCTGAGCGGAGCGAAGCATCCTATAGAGGAGTTACTTGCCTTCTGATTTCCTTCTAACTGTACATACTTTAGCATGACTTTTCGCAAAAGTCAATAGTTTGTAACACAATTTTAACAATTGACTCGAAATAAATTGTGTGTCATACTGGATTCATGATTCCCAAAAGGGTAGTGTTTGAAAAATTTGAACCAGATACAAGTTTCAGTATATTGAAGCGTAGGCAAAAGAGGGCGTACGCATCCGGCTCCGCGCTGGCCAATCATGCGAAGGTTTGCCACAAGGGTATTTTCGACCCTCTATGCGCGGCTTGCCGGGAGTTGAAGGAGAAATCTAAGTCATGACAGAACTTGAACTTGTGCACAAACGTCTGCTGGCGGCGGTGACGGTAGAGGAAGTGTTCGGGATGGGTTCCCCCGCCAAGACCGTGTTCCGGCAGTTAGCTAAGGTCGTACACCCTGACCAGAACCCCGGTAATCCCCTCTCTAAGGCGGCGTTTGAACTTCTGACGCAGTTGTATAGGGAAGCGGAAGACAGAGCCAAGGAGGGCACCTACGGCCTCAACAAGACTGTCTGGTGGAAGACCCCGATTACGATTGGGGCGTACGAGGTATCGAAGTTTCCCATCAGCGGTAGTATATGCGACCTGTACGAGGGGAAGGACGTGTTTGTCAAGGTGGCTAGAAACCATGACGATAACGATCTTCTCCGCGCAGAGAGGGAGGCTCTTGGTATTCTAACCAGAGTCATGCCGCCTGTGAGGGATGGGATACCTGTGCTCCGAGATTCCTTTTCCATTTCCGGAAGATTTAAGCGCAACGCCAACGTTATCAATAAGATGCAAGGGTTCTTGACTTTAGAAGAGGTTAAGCGTAGAGTGAAATCTGACCCGCGAATGCTGGTTTGGTTGTTCAAGCGGACTTTGATCCTGTTGGGATGGGCGCACAATTTGGGCGTGATTCACGGCGCAGTTTTGCCGCCACATATAATGGTGTTTCCGGACAACGCAACGCCGGACCGAGACGCGAGAAAACACACAATCCGTTTAATCGATTGGTGTTACTCCGTCGGTAAAGATAGAACTAGGTTAAGCGCCTTGGTGCCGGAGTATGAGTCTTTTTACGCCCCGGAGATTTTAGACCGTAAGCTCACCACGTCTTCGGATGTGTACGCGGCGGCGAAGACGATACAGTTCTTGGGGGAAGTTCCAGACCCTCTCTCGAAGATTTTAGAGAGGGCACTTGACAAAACACCGAGTAAGCGGTATAAAAATACTAACGAGATTTTTAACGAGTGGGTTGTAGCGGCAGAGGCCGCATACGGCCCTCCGAGTTGGAGCAAGTTCGAAGTACCAGAGGAGAAATAATGTTTGGTTGGGGAAAAGAAAACATGGGCAGTCAAGAGCCGGAGTATCCAGAGACAGTAATAGTAGAGGAACCACCTAAGCCAGAACCAGAAAAGGTTCCGGACCCACAGACGTACGAGGCAAAACCCGATCTTTCTTCGTTAGAACTTGAGGAATACCTCAAAGTCTGTGAAGAGATTGGACTTACAAATAACGCAGACGTAATATCGCAAAAACTTCTTTGTTGCTTCAAAGAGGAAAACATTCATGTATACAATGGTTCACAGGTTGTTAATTACCTAGATAAGGAACTCGGAGATACGTGGCAGTGGAGAGGGTTGCGCGACTCGGATGTAGAGCATCTTGCAGGCTGGTCGCAAGATTACAAAAACGCGAGAGATGTTAGTTTCTCAGATAGAAAATATAACGGAGCTATTCCTCTTCCTGTTCTTCTCACAGTGAAGAAGATAATGAAGGCAGTTCCGGAAGCTCACTTCTATGTTTCTGCTACCGAAGAGGACGGGGACCCTTTCCTTTCTGTGGCGCATAGAAATTCGCCTACATACATAGTCGAACGATGGAACGAACCGGGATTCAGAGAAAGATAAAGGAGAAATAATGGGCGGTGGTAGTTGGGATACACATTCATACACGTCTAATGCGGCAGACCGTAAGGCCAACAAAGTAGACGACTTCGCATACACACGCAGCGCAACCAAGGTTCACAAGAATCTCGATCCGCTGAGGATCAACAAGAAGGCAGATTCGAAACTGGAGTCTAGGGATAGCAAGGAACATCCTAACTCGACGCCGGTTCTGATTAGCTTCGATGTGACTGGCAGCAATATCAACAGGGCTGTCGTGGCTCAGAAGAAGCTTCCGGCTCTGATGGACCTTCTCAAGAAGTATCTTCCGGATGCTCAGGTGGCATTCGCGGCTAACGATGATTACAAGGTGGAAGGCACCAATAGCATCCAGATTTCTGAGTTCGAGTCTGACAACAGAGCGGACGACCATCTTAGAAAGATTTGGTTGGTTGGGAACGGTGGCGGGAATTCGCAAGAGAGCTATGAGTTGATTCTGTACGCGGCTGCTAGAAAGGTTTCTCTAGACTCCATCGACAAACGCGGTAAAAAAGGATACCTGTTCATGTATGCCGACGAGCGCATTCCTACTTCTGTCCTCAAGGGAGAAGTAAAGGATGTTTTCGGTGACGCACTGGAAGCAGATATTCCGGTTAAGGAAATCATCGAGGAAGCGCAACGCAACTTCAATGTGTTCCTTCTCTGGCCCCACGGTGGATACATTCCCGATGCGCGTGCTCAGTATGAAAAACTGTTCGGGGAAGACAACGTGATTACCCTCGAAGACCCAAGTCTTATTTGCGAAGTCATCGCAAGTACCATCGGGTTGTTCGAAGATCGCGCTACTCCTGCCTCGCTGGTTACTGACCTCGTTGCGGTTGGAGTGAGCGACAAGGACGCTAAGGCAGTCTCTAAGTCCCTCAAGAAGATTGAGAAGGGTGAGGAGTTAGCGGTAGCGGGTGGCGGAAAGAAGGCGAAGAGAGTATGAAGCAATACATAGGAATCGCTAGAGATCATTCCGGTTCCATGAGTAGTCTCAAGACTACGGCCACTTCGGACTACAATTCGAATGTGGAAAGTATTAAAGAGGGTGCCACTGACCACGGTATTGACACTGTGGTCAGTGTTATCAAGTTCGGGGTAAGAGCGGCGACTGGTATTGAGTTCGAGGTTAAGAACTCAAGCGTGAATAGCCTTAAGAAACTAACCTCGTACGAGACGTATGGCTCTACTCCCTTGTTCGATAGTGTTGGAGAACTTATTGAGCAGTTGTCGAAAGTTCCAGATGCGGAAGACCCGGATGTTTCATTCCTTATCATGGTGATTACGGATGGAGCGGAAAACTCAAGCCGGAATTACAATGGCAACAGTATCTCTAAGAAAATAAAGGAGTTGCAGAACACCGATAAGTGGTCATTTGTGTTTCGCGTTCCTCAAGGGTACGGCCATAACCTTTCTCGACTTGGGATTCCAGAGGGGAATATCCTCGAATGGGAGCAAACCAAACAAGGTTTTGAGAAGGCAACGCAGAGAACCAAGGAAGCGGTGACGCGATTCTATGCCGCTAGAGCCAGTGGGCAAAGACGTACTACCAGTTTCTACTCCGATCTTAGCCAAGTATCGGTTAAAGAAGTGGAAAGAGAGTTGGTAGAAATTACCAAGCAAGTATCTTTTTGGTCGGTCCGAAAGAACTCTTCCGTGCGAGATTTTGTGGAAGACCACATCGGCGGGGGAATGATAATTGGAGCAGCCTTCTACCAGTTAACTAAACCCGAGAAGCTTCAGAGCTATAAGCTTATCTGTATTCGTAACAAGGCAACAGGAGAAGTTTTCTCCGGCGATGCCGCGAGAGATTTGCTCAACCTTCCTAGAGGGGGAGAGATTAAACTTCAACCGGGAGACCACGGGAAGTTCGACGTGTTTATCCAGAGCACCAGCACAAATCGGAAGTTATTACCCAATACAGAGCTATTGTATTGGCCGAAAGTGAGGAGTCTTTAAGATGAGCAGGCTAACTTTACAGAAAAGAAAGG